TTGGATTGTTACCCTACTTGCTGAGGGCGACGATAGCACAATATCAAAACTTTTGTAATACCCATAAACCACCGTGCCCAAGTCTGTATTGGTCGCGCCGATCCAGACCAGCGGTAGCGCGCGATAATTTGCTAAAAAATTCCGCGTTGCCTCTATCAACCGCGTTTCAATTGCGATATCAAAATCGTTTGTGTCGGAATAACGCCGCTGCACGATTATCGGATTGCCGTAGACGTCAGATTCTTTTGTCGAATAGTCCTGAGTTCCGACCGTCGTGCCGTATTCCGTAACCCCGATGCCTTTCAGGCGGCCAGCGACAACTTGACCGACATAAGCGTTCGTGCTGGCCGTGATTGTGATGGCAATGATCGCACTTACATAATTCGGCAAATCCGTAAAAACGTGACGGGTCCGGCGGATAATAGGTTCAAAAAAATAATCATACCATGTAGCAACCGCTGAATTATCCAGAAGCGAAACCGTTGAGTCGTAAACAACACCATCGGTTGCGTCGGTCACAACAACGCGCGCGGTTTCTGCGTTTAGGCCAAAAAGGGCGAGCGAATTCACTAAATTGCCCGGCGTTATCGTATACTCAATAGATCCCGCGTTTGTCGTTTGGTCCGCAATCAAACCATCAAATGCTTTCCACCGGTTTGTTGCCGACACGTCCAGCCAGTTTGTGCCGTCGTCAGTCGTCGGGTCATTGCCTAAATTTGACCCGATAACCGACTCATAAACGCGGTGCGTAGACAGCACAATCACCCGATCCGCGACCGCGTATGTCGTGCCGATTGCCCATTCTGGATAATCCGCCTCGCTCACATTGCTGGACGTCAGGTTTGTGTCTGTGATTGTGATCGGTGCAATAATTTCCATCGCTAAGCCCTCGTTGGCGGCAGGCCGAGAACGTCCCAGCTATTGCTGACCTGCTCCGCGCGCTTGCCGGTTTTATAGATTTTTATCAACAGTTCTTTTTGATCGCGCAATTCCGCGCTGATCGCATCTTGGCTCGGGGTAACTCGCGGCCCGTTGTCCAGATATGCCAACCCACCGCCTGCGCGTGTGGGTCGAGCAACATCAAACGCGATGCCGTTTTTTTGATACGCCGCCGCGCGTTTTGCATCAACCAGCGTTGCAAAAATGTTTCCGCCCATTTGATTGTTGAGCGCCTCGAGCGCCGACGATACCGACGTAACGCCACCGTAAACACCGGCAAACGCCTCGGATACATTCAGCAACGCCGCGTATGTTGCCCGGCCTGATTTTGTTGTTAAATCCTGCGCTTCAACAATGCCCCTGAACGCCGACGCAGTTGCGGGGACACCTATGCCAAGCTGGTCAAATGTCGAGGCAATAGCCTCAATCGCTTTCTGCCGTTTTTCCTCGTAGCTGAAAAAATTCTTATAGTAGGACTCCGTCGCAGCCGTAAATTCCTTTATTCCGCCAAACGCCTTTTTCAGCCCGGCAGCAGCTACTTTTCCGGCGTAACCTGTTGACATTAATTGCATCCCGGTCAGGTCTAGCCCCGTCTGGATGGCGCGGAAATCCTTTTTTGAAATTGGCGGTTTTGTTTTAAACAGCGAAAACAGCGCGAGGCCTAACCCGATAATCGGCAACGCGGCTCCAATTGCCGAACCTATCCCCGCCATGCCTCCGGCTGCAATGCCGCTAGAAATACCTGAACCAATTGCACCCAACCCGCCGGAAATAGCGCCACCAATACCCCCTGACGCAAATCCGCCAGAAACGCCTGACCACACCCCGCCCAGACCGCCGAGAATACCACCGCCCCCGCCAAACGAACCCATCAGGCCGGACAACATGCCGCCGCCGCCGCTCGTTGCCGCGTTTGCGATCCCGCCTATGCCAGACCCGCCAGCGGACAGCGATATCATGATTTTATTTTTCAGCGCCAGCGTTATCATTTGGGCAATCATGTTTTTAAACGCTGCTATGACCGATTGTGTGAAACTTTTAAAATCTTTAAACCCGCCGGACACGAATTTGCCAAATGCAGACGCAACGCTGTCAATTGCGCTAGTGGCAAAACCGTTCATTGCGTCGCTGAATTTTTCTGCCGCCGTTTTTACTACCGTCAAGCCATTCGCGGCGGCAGTGGTCGCGGGCGCTATTTCCTCGAGTTTCGGCGGGAACCCATCCGCCGCCTCTGTTGCTACCGTCAACCCATTCGCTGCCTCCGTGGTCGCATTTGCATATTGACGGGATAATTGAATCCCGCGCGCGTATTGGTCATTGGCCTGCCCTAATGCGAAGGCGGCTGAATTTTGAATAGCAGTAAACCCGGTGAATGAATTTGTTAGGCCGTCCATTTCCGGAATCAGTTTCAGCGCAATTCCAGCAGGGCCGAACGCGTTCGCTAAAATCGGGTGCGCCCTCGCCATATTTGTTATCGAGTTTAGGGGCGCGATAAATGCCGCGTTGAATGCGTCGGTCATGGTTGAAACAATTCCAACAGCGATGTCGTTTACGATTGTCAGAATATCGGTTTTAAAATAGTTCCACTCCGCTGTTGCGCCCGAAATCATTGCGGGAAGCTGGAATGCGAACCAATTTTTAATTCCGTCCCAATTCGAAATGATTAACGCCGCCGCCGTGGTTGCCGCCAGCGCCAGCGCCGTGAATGGGTTGCTCAACATCAAACCGGCCAGCGCGGGAACCAGAACCGTAGTAATGGCCCCGGCAACATCAACGATTGCCAGACGGAACAGAATGCTATTGTCCCACGCGAATTTGATGTCACCCGTTAGCGATGCAATGTTTCCGCCGAGTTTGTCGATATAATTCGCAAGCGCCTTTACCGCGCCCCCGACGCCATCGCCAAGGCCCATAAGGTCGGCCATTCGGATATTAAACTCCTGCCACGATTGCGATAGGGTATCAAAAGCCCCGGCCAACCCACCAGCAGCAGCAGCAGCGACCCCGCCATATTGTGATTCCAGTTCCGACAAAATGAAACCTTGCGCCCCGGCAACATCGCCAACCTCGATCATGGCTTTAACCATGTCTTTTTGCGCCTGTGTAAACACGGTTCCGGATTGTGTGAGCGCTGTCATGCCAGTCACCGGGTCTTCCAACGCTTTCGATATCTGCAAAACTGCCGACTTTAAGTCCGTTCCCATCGCAGTGCTTAAATCCGCCGCCGCTACTATTGCGCGGTCAAATGTTGCCCCGGTTATGTGGCGAAATGTCAGCATAGACTGTTGCGCCGCCATAACGCCCTCGGTCGAAAGCAGCGTTTCCCGCGCCAACGCCCTTGCCGATTGATGCAATTGCTCGGCCGTTTTCCCCGCCGCCCCGCCCGTGGCCTCAATTATGGCTTGGGTTTTCAGCATGTTCTGTTGCAGCTGTTCCTGCTCCCGCAACGCGCCCTTGAACATCGCGCCGCTGGCAAAAACCCCTAACGCGGCCCCGGCAATTGTGGCCATACGAACCATAGACGATTGCAACCTGCCAGCAGATCGCCCCATTTTAGCGGTTGAGCTGTCGATACTGCGTTCTGCCTTTGCGCCATGACTCGCAAAACGGTCAAATTCGGCCTCGCCTTTTTTTAGGTCCGTTGTGTCGGTTTGGACAACAAGTTTAGCAATATCGACCATTTTCAGCCCCTAGTTTTCGCGAATGTCGCGTCGTCAATAATTGGGATCATCGTACCAGTGTTATACGGCGGAATACCAAGTATATTTTTACCGATATTATAGCCAGCAACGTATTCCCGTGCGCACTCCATGACAGTTTCGGCCTCCCACCATTCCCTGATATCCCCCGTTGCCATTCTGTAAGCATTTAATTCCGTCCACGACATAGACAACAGTGCGCCCATGTCAGTCGGTCGAGCGGGGCCGATCTTGTGCATTGCGTCGAGCAAATATTCCCCCGCCTCTAATTCAGGCATGGGTGGCGCGCCCCCGGTTGCAGCAACATACGATTCCCAGCGCGATTTTTTCGCGTCGTCCGGAACCGCGTGTAGATACCCTTGATGGCGCGCCGAAAGTTTCAATTGCTCGACTACCCCGTAAAAAAATTTCTGCGTTCCATCACGAACGGCAAAATCTGTTGCCCGATCCAATCAAGCCTAAGCAAGATTTCCTTTATATTGTCACGGGTTGGTTCCATATCCCCTTTTTTATCGCCGATATGTGACCAGTCGATTATCGCGGCGATTATAATTTCAAGGCCCACCTCGTCTTCGGTCAATTTGACGCCCCGCGTTTTTTTCTGGTTCTGAATTTTAATCACATTCCGAACCGTGGCGCTTTCCGCCCCGCGCAGGGTGATTGTGACCGGATTTTGCCCGTCCATCATAAGCTCGTCGGTGAACGGGTGTTTCAGATGCAAAACGGCCCCCCGCTCAACCGCGCTGGCAACGTCGAATTCCGGTTTTGTAAGATCCATTATTTCACTCCTGCCATTTTTTCGCGGATTGCCTGAATCGCCCGGATACGTTCCAGCCGGTCAACAATTTTTTCGGCCTGTCTCAATTCGCGCTCATAATCCGGAACCTGTTTTTCGTTTTTCATGTCATAAGTCCTTTTGTTTATGGGCGGCAGTTTCCCGCCGCCCTATGGGTTACGCGTATACCGGGACGGTGTTGAAAAACACCTCGAAATTATACCCGTTAACGGCGGTATCAGTTGGCTCCGGGTATTCCCCGTTAGAAATCAACCCGGATTGATAACGAATGTCCCCAGCCCCATCGACGACCTTAAACGAGTGATTTGTGCCGTTGTTGTTTCCCGCCTTAACAATTATCAGGCCCGCGTCTAAAGGATCATGCGCGAGTTTCACCGACGTGCTGCCATGGTCGATTGAGCCGTGCAAATGCTGCGTAATGCCATCTTCAATTGTCGTGTAAGTCACGTCACCAACTTTCGGCGACGACGTCGGGAACCCGACAACGTTTTTGATTTGCGTCCATGTCAGCGCGCCAAACCCTGCCGCGTCGTTAGTCGCTGGAACCGCCGCCGAAACGTAGAACTTGGTTCCGATTGATGTAATAATAGCCATTTCCCGGCTCCTTTTTTAGCGTGGCGTGATTGCCACAAATTCCAATCGTATTACTAGGCGATACCAGCCGTTTTGTGGTGCGGCATTCGCCCTTTGCCGCCCGACTATCAGCACGTCCTGCCCCGCATATGTGACCGCTCGGCCAATAGGATACGCGGCGGAAATTTCCTGTTCTTTTGTTTTGGCTGCGATTGCACCGTCGCCCGCCGGATAATTTAGGGCAATTTGTAAAAACCCCGTCGTCTTGTCACTGTCTGCCAGCGTCATCAATCGTGTTGGATTTTTCAGAACCCGCAATTCTGCAAATGGCGTCCCTGCCGTTGGCGTGTAGCTGTCGTTCTCGTGCGCTATCGGCAACCCGAACGCCCCGTCAATAAACGACTGAACCAGTGCCTGGTCAACTGAAAGGCTCATAATTTTTCCGCCTCCTCACGAACCAACCGTTGAAAATCAGCGATTGCCAGACCAGCCATCCCGTCAACTTCTTCCCATTTAACGGCATAATCTAGATTATTTGTCAGATACGTCACCGAAAATGCCTGCACTTTTGCCGCCTCCGATGCAAGCAATGGCCCGCCCTCGTTTTTATCCAAACGTTCGACCGTTCCGCTGGCCGGTGAATTCTGCGTCACCTGCCAATTACCGCGCAGCCGACCCGTATCAACTCGCGTCCCGCGCAGCGTGGCATTAAATACCCGTAGCGGAACCGTTACAGATATTTTTTCCAAATCCAATTTGCGTGCCCTCGCAATGCGTTTCAGGTCGTTTGTAAAAGACGTCATGCCCTAGCCAGTATTTTGACTGCTAAAATTTCATCCGTCGCGGCAATCTGTTTTGCGCTCACGATAGACCAATCAGCCCCGCCGTTAACCCATACATCAGATAGTCCGAGCGTACCGCTTTCGACAATCAAACCAATATCCCCCGCCTCGATTAGCGTTTCAGGAAAGTTTTTATCGTTTACACCAATTTTCACCGCGTTTAGCGTTTGCGCCGCCCCTGCCGATCCACCTAGCCCCGTCACCGGATCTGGAACAGAACCTTTTGCGCGGAATGTGTGCGGCTGGCCGAATTTTGCAATCAGCCGCGCGGCGTTGGTTTTTATTGCGGTATAGTCAACCATTATCGCACCACCGAAATTGAGGCCATGCCGCGACCGGTGCGTGCGCCTCTGTGATATGGCGCGACCAAACCCGAAACCGCTGTAAAAAGCGGGTGCTCGCGCGGGTTTGAATAGGTCGTAGTTTCCGAAATCACGTCAACTTTGGCCGTGTATGCCGAGACCGCGCCGCCGGTAACTGTGGCGAATAGATCTACACCACCGTCCGCAATCCACGCCAATTCTATTTGAGCCTCGCCAATTTGCACCGGAATGTCAGCCGACGAAACATAGAACCCGTCGACTATTACCGTGGTATACCTCGGCCAAGCGCGGGCGGCAGATGATGCCGTTTTTCTGCCATGCCAGAGGTAATTGCGGTCCAGATACTGCGCGGCACGTCGCAAATCAGCCTCTTGCTCGGCGTCGGTTTTTGTAGAAACCCAGCCCATCGCGACGCAATACGCCTGATATTCGGCGAGCGTTACATAGCTGTCGCTGTCGGACCCGCTGATTGTTGTGTTAAGAGCCATCGTTAAATCTCAACAAAAACAACCGACGCCAGCCGGTCGCGCAAAACTGATAATTTTCCAGATATATCCGCGCCGTGGAATTTCAGCAAATCCACAACATCGGCGCGGCTCATGCCGACAATATCGCCCCGGCCCATACCCCGTTCGAAACGGTCATGCGCGGCTGCGTCAAAATCCTCGGCGTTGATTATCGCAAAACTATCGCCGGATTTTATTTTGATTGTCGGAATTTGTGTCATTGTCCACCTCGTTCGTTTTAGTTCGGCGGGGCAGTTTC